AAAGAGGACCCCCCTGTCTTTTCTTCCAATATCTACCCGATGCAGTCCAAGTCGATGCCGGACTCACCCTTTACAGCCCGACCAGTCACAGATAGTCCTGACTAGTGGCGACTCGTAAACAGCCGCTACGAGGGGCAATCAAAGCAAGGCTTCACAGCCCACTTCTCAAGGGTAAAACTAGGGCAGATGAAATTGCCAAGCTAGCAGATGATCTAGGAACACCGCTTATGCCGTGGCAACGCTGGGTCTTAGACGACATGATGCGAGTGGATGCCAAAGGCATGTACATCCGCAAGACATCCCTGCTATTAGTAGCTCGACAGAATGGCAAGTCCCATCTCGGGCGTATGCGCGTCATTTGGGGGCTCTTTTATGGCGGTGAGATGAAGCATCTGATCATGTCATCTAACCGAGCCACCGCACTCATGACCTTTCGTGAGATCGCTTGGATTATCGAGAATGCACCGCAACTCAAGGCAGGCACTAAGGCGATTCGATATGCCAACGGCGGAGAGCGCATCGAACTACTTAACGGGGCGACACTTGATCTCGTATCTGATACCAGAGATTCATCTCGTGGACGAACCGCCGACTTTTTATGGATTGACGAAGTCCGAGAGATTAGTAAGGATGGCTACACCGCGGCAATCCCGACCACTCGCGCTAGACCTAATTCGCAGACATTCCTGACTAGCAATGCTGGCGATGCCTTCTCCGAAACACTTAACAATCTGAGAGAACGCGCTTTATCGGCACCGCCTAAGTCATTTGGATTTTATGAATACTCAGCGCCACAGTATTGCAAAATTACAGATCGCAATGGATGGGCATTTGCCAATCCAGCATTAGGACACACGATTACCGAGGAGTCACTTGAAGAAGCTGTCGCAACTAATAAGATTGAGGACACTAGAACTGAGCTTCTATGTCAATGGATTGATTCTCTGCAGAGTCCGTGGCCTCATGGCGTACTTGAGGCGACAAGCGATGCCACGCTCTCGATTCCAGCTGGCGGCTATACAATCTTTGGCTTCGATGTATCTCCATCTCGCCGCAATGCGAGCCTCGTTGCTGGTCAGATTATGGGTGACGGGAGAATCGGAGTGGGAATCTTGCAGACATGGGAAAGCCAAGTCTCAGTCGATGACCTAAAGATCGCAGCTGACATCAAAGGTTGGGCTGATCAGTATCGGCCGAAGATGATCTGCTATGACAAATACACGACACAATCAATTAGCGAACGCCTTGCCAATGCCGGACAGATTACGACGGATGTTTCAGGACAACAGTTTTATCAGGCATGTTCTGACCTTCTCGATGGTCTAGTCCACGGCAGAGTTGTCCATAATGGCCAAGCCGAACTCATTCAACAGATGAATAATTGCGCGGCTAAGGTAAATGATTCGTCATGGCGTATCGTCAAGCGTAAGAGTGCTGGCGATGTGTCAGCGCCAATCTCTTTAGCAATGGTCGTAAGTATGTTGATGAAACCTCAACAGATCGCAGCAATCTACACCGCATAGTGTATAATTGCACCCTATGGGTATCCTTTCGCGCCTTACGGGTGCAGCACCGAAAGCAAATGTCGAGGCTCAGTACGCACCTCAAGTTTTAGGTGAGTATTCACCTTATGCGATGCCATTCCAATTCGCTTATGTTGGTCGCACCGAAGCAATGGGCGTCCCTGCCCTAGCGCGTTGCCGCAATCTACTTGCTGGCACAATCGGCACCATCCCACTCGAGCTTTACAAAAAGTCTACAGGTGAAGAATTAGGAAAGCCACTTTGGCTTGATCAACCTTCATATTCACAGCCCCGTTCTGTGACTATTGCCTACACAGTTGATTCACTTCTATTCTACGGCCAAGCATTTTGGCAAGTAGTCGAGACTTATCAGGAAGATGGTCGCCCATCACGCTTTGAGTGGATCGCTAACAGCCGAGTCACAGCGACACTAGATAGAGATAATGTATTCGTCAAGTCATACGCAATCGATGGCACGACAGTCCCAATGGACGGCCTCGGATCACTTATCACATTCCAATCATTAAGCGATGGCATTCTAAACACAGGCGTTTCAACAATTCGCGCCGCACTAGACATTCAGAAAGCCAGCGTAGTTGCAGCGGCGACCCCAATGGCAACAGGTTACATTCGTAACTCGGGCGCAGACCTTCCACCTGCAGAAGTACAGGGATTGCTTTCAGCTTGGAAGAACGCCCGCCTTAATCGTTCTACAGCCTATCTCACATCGACTCTCCAATATGAAGCAGTCGGATTCAGCCCTAAGGACATGATGTATAACGAGGCTATTCAGAATCTTGCAACAGAAATCGCTCGCCTTTGCAACGTGCCACCTTACTACGTCTCGGCAGATCAGAACACGACAATGACCTACGCCAACGTCCAAGACGAAAGGCTTCAATTTCTGACACTATCCTTGCAGCCGTTCGTTTCTGCCATTGAGGATCGTCTTTCAATGGATGACATTACGGCTCGCGGAAACATCGTGAAATTTGATCTTGATAGCAATTATCTCCGCACCGATCCACTTAAAGAACTTTCAATCATCCGTGAACTTCTTGATCTCCAGTTAATCACACAGGAACAAGCGATGGAGATGACAGACCTAACACCTAATGGAAGCGAAGGCATGCAATGACCGATCTAACTTTCTTTACCTTAGAAGCATCTGAACTTACCGCCTCAATGGATACACGCGAAATCTCAGGCAAAATTGTGCCAATGGGAACAGGCGAAATTGGAAACACAAGCGCAGGCGCCGTCATATTTGAACCCGATTCAATAGAGATTCCAGATGCAAAGTTGGTGCGTCTTTTGGCGCAACATGACATAAAGCAACCTTTGGGTCGGGCTTCAAGTTTTGAAATTAGAGAAGGGGATGGCATTTACGCTACCTTCAAGTTAAGTCGCAGCAGCAAAGCGACAGACTATTTATTGATGGCACAAGAAGGACTAGTCACAGGTCTGAGTGTTGGAGTAGAAGTAAAATCATCTAAACCTAAAGATGGTGTTCTACACGTCACTTCAAGTATCTTGCGCGAGGTCAGCGCCGTCACAGAGCCGGCATTTAAGTCAGCTCAAATCACTAGCATTGCAGCCGAGGAAACCGCAACAGCGGAAACCGAAGTTGCAGAAACCAACCAACCAACAGAAAGCGAGACAGCCACCGTGGAAGAAACCACTCCAGCAGTCGAAGCAACACCTACAGTTGAGGCTGCCGCAGTTGAAGCTGCTCGCCCTGCTGTAACAGCAATGGCTTACACAAAGCCACGCATTGAAGTAACCGCTGCAAAGTATGCAGAGAACACAATTCGCGCAGCACTCGGAGACGACTCAGCTCGTCAATGGATTCAAAGTGCGGACAATACAACTGACAACGCAGGCCTAGTTCCTACACGTCAGCTTTCAGAAATCATCAACCCACTCGGAACAACTATCCGTCCATCAATCGACGCGATCTCACGCGGAGTTCTTCCAGATGCAGGCATGACTTTCGAGATCCCAAAGATCACACAGATGCCTACAGTTGCAGAGACAGCAGAAGACGCAGCATTTTCTGACACAGATCAAAATGCAGCATTCTTGTCAGTATCTGTCAAGAAGTACGCAGGACAACAGACATTTTCTGTTGAATTGCTAGATCGTACATCTCCAGCATTCTTTGATGAGCTCGTCCGCAACATGGCAGCAGCTTACGCAAAGACAACCAACGCAGCAGTAAACGCTGCACTCATCGCAGGTGCAACAGCAGATGCAACCACAACAGTTACATACCCAACAGCTGCAGAGCTTCTTGGCATCGTTGCTCGTGGATCGGCTTCTGTCTATGGCGCAACAGCAGGACTTCCAAATCCATTCGCTCGCAACATGGTCGTATCAACAGGACAATGGTCTAACATCATGAGCCTTAACGATGCAGGACGCCCAATCTACACAGCGTCACAGCCAATGAACGCAGGCGGAGTTGTAGCACCTACATCTCTTACAGGTAACGTTGCAGGTCTTAACCTCTACGTCGATCCAACCAACGCAGGCGATGGCGATGGCACAATCCTCATCGTGAACCCAGATGCGTACACATGGTACGAGAGCCCAACCTACCGCCTACGCGCAGAATCAACTGCAGCAGGACAGGTAACAATCGGCTACTACGGCTTCGGAGCAATCGCTACCAAGGTCGGCGCTGGCGCATTCAAGAACAACAAGGCGTAAGCCACCCTTAAGTCATTGGCGGGGTAGTGCCCTTCTACCCCGCCAGTCTTTAGAAAGGATCAGAGCATGGCATTAACAACAGTTGCAGAGCTTCGCACCGCCCTAGGCGTTGGGACTCTCTATGCTGACGCCACGCTTCAATCCGTCTGTGATGCAGCGGATAATGTACTTCTCCCTTTCATTTGGTCAAATACCCTTTCTATCATTGGGCACAGCAATACAGCTAACACAGGCACATCTTATTTTGCAGATCCAATCACAGATGTTTTATATGTCGGTGAGACAGTAGTCATCACAGGCGCAGGATCTAAGCACAACGGATCAAAAACTATTACAGGACGCGATACTCGTTCAATTACTTACGCAATCACAGGCAACAATAACGCCGTGACGCCGCGCCACCCGATCAACCCTTACGGCTTACTTTCAGCCGAGACTTACCTTGACCCTTCAACAGTGCCAGCAATTCAAGAAGCTGCACTCATGATCTCGATCGACATTTGGCAGAGCCGTCAAGCACCATCATCCGGCGGAGTAACCATCGACGGATATCAGCCTTCACCTTATCGCATGGGCAACACCCTTCTCGCTCGCGTCCGTGGCCTTATCGCGCCTTATCTCGATCCGAGATCGATGGTGGGCTAATGGCCGCCATATCAACACTCCGAACAGGTTTAGCAACAGCCCTTATCGACAATGCTAAGTGGTCAGTCTTTAGCTTCCCACCTGCAACCCCTATTGCTAACAGCGTGATCGTCGCTCCAGCCGATCCTTACATTTCGCCGTCTAACGGATGGCACGCATCTATCTCGCCAATGGCTAACTTTACAATCTCAGTCATGGTGCCGTTGCTCGATAACGAAGGCAACTTAAATGGAATTGAGGACAATGTAGTCCGAGTGTTCAATCTACTCGCTGCATCCTCATACACCTACAACGTCACAGAGGTATCGGCTCCGGCTGTCCTTAGTGCCGTTTCAGGTGATCTACTTACATGTAACATCAATATCTCAGTCCTAACGAGTTGGAGCTAAAATGTCCGCTC